CATACTATCCACACAGATGGGTAACAGAATCGGCTAACCAAGCAGATGGTTCAGGTTCATTTGGTAGACACGCACAAAGAAAAGTTATTGTACAAGGTTTACAAGCAGAGATGAATGCTAACCAAGAAGTTAGAGATGATGAATCAAGAATATTCAACTTATTAGCAACACCTGGTTATCCAGAACTAATAGGTGAAATGATTTCACTAAACGCAGACAGAGGCTTGTCAGCATTTATAGTTGGTGACTCACCAATGAGATTAACACCAGATGCAACAAGTTTACAAAACTGGGCAACAAACGTTAACAAGGCTGTTGAAGATAACGACAATGGTCTAGTTACAACAAACGAATATCTAGGAGTGTTTTATCCATCAGGATTCACTTCAGATAACTTCGGTAACAATATTGTTGTTCCAGCATCACACATGATGTTAAGAACTATTGCATTAAGCGATCAAGTTTCTTTCCCATGGTTTGCACCAGCAGGAACAAGAAGAGGTGGTATCACTAACGCAAGTTCAACTGGTTACATCAGCAACGAAGGTGAATTTGTTTCAACAGCATTAAATGAAGGTCAAAGAGATACATTGTATACAAACAATGTTAACCCAATTACTTTCATAACAGGTGCAGGTTTAGTAAACTATGGACAAAAAACTAGATTTGCAGGTTCAAGTTCTTTAGACAGAATTAACGTTTCAAGACTTGTAATCTACCTAAGAAGTCAACTTAACAAACTAGCAAGACCATATGTGTTTGAACCAAATGATAAAATCACAAGAGATGAAATCAAGGCTCAAGCAGAAAGTTTATTGTTAGAGTTAGTTGGTAACAGAGCAATCTTTGATTTCCTAGTTGTGTGTGACGAAACAAACAACACTCCAACTAGAATAGATAGAAACGAGTTGTACTTGGATATTGCGATTGAACCAGTCAAAGCAGTTGAGTTTATCTACGTACCATTGAGATTAAAAAATACTGGTGAAATAGCAGGATTATAATAGATAAATATTATAGGAGAAACAAATGAGTATATCTACACTTTCAAAAATTACAGTTCCATTGGATAGTAGCCAAAGTGCTTCTAACCAAGGCTTGTTAATGCCTAAACTACAATATCGTTTTAGAGTAAGTTTAGAAAACTTTGGTGTATCTACGCCAACAACAGAATTAACAAAGCAAGTTGTAGATATCACAAGACCTAATTTATCATTTGAAACAACAACTATTGACGTGTACAACTCAAAAGTTTATCTAGCAGGTAAACATACTTGGGAAACAGTTACATTAACTTTAAGAGAAGATGTATCTAACAACGTACAAAAATTAGTTGGTGAACAATTACAGAAACAATTTGATTTCTTTGAACAATCAGCGGCGGCTTCAGGTAGCGATTACAAATTTGTAACAAGAATAGAAGTTACAGATGGTGGTAACGGTGCTAATGCAGTTGGTGTTTTAGAAACATTTGAATTATATGGTTGCTACATTGAGTCAGCAAACTATAATCAGTTAGCATATCAAACAAGTGAACCTGTAACAGTTACGTTACAATTAAGATACGATAATGCTATCCAAACTCCACAAGGAACAGGTGTTGGAACTGCTGTAGGCAGAACTGTAAACACACTAATTACAGGCGGCGGTCAGTAATTTTTATTTGCATTTATAAATTTAAAAGGGGGCTTCGGCCCCTTTTTTGTTTTTAAAACACCACTTTTCTCATAACATAAATACTGTATATGGCAAATTTACTCAAAGGTTTTTTAGATAATCTAGGAAAAGGTGTACTCAATCCTAAAGGTAACCTTGGTGACTTTGCTCATGGTGCCAGGTTATATGTAGATGATAGTTTCCGTTTAGCACCCAAACAAAAATTTTTATATCACTGTGTATTCAATTTAGATCCATCTGTAGCACAAATAAGTGATCCACCAATTAAGAATCACCAACGTGAATTGAATATGTTGGTAAAAAATGTTGACTTACCTAAATATTCGGTGGACATGGTTACTGTTCAACAATACAATAAAAAAAGAAACATACAAACAAAAATTACATATGATCCAGTTACAATAGTTTTCCATGATGACAACTATGGAGTTACTACTGCACTTTGGGAAACCTACTATAGATATTACTACAAAGATGGTAATCATGGAGGTAAAGACACAGTTGGTAATCCTACAACTTCTACACAAAAAGCATTCAACAGAGGATCAGGATACGAGGGAGCAAGATTTAATCAAAATCAATTTGGATTAGATAACAACACTCCTATAGCAAACTTTTTTACAAGCATACAAGTTTATCAATTAGCAAGAAAAACTTATACTTGTTACACACTTGTTAATCCATTGATACAACAATGGCAACACGACACACTTAATAACCAACAAAGTGATGTTATGGCAAACCAAATGACTTTACAATATGAAGCAGTATTTTACTCAAGAGGCAGAATTTCTGCCAATGGTGCGCCACAAGGCTTTGGCGAAGAACATTATGATAAAACACCTTCACCTAACAGTTTATTAGGTGGTGGTTCAACAAGTTTATTAGGAGATGGCGGTATACTAACAGGTTTATTTGGTGCAGGTGATGGACCAAACACTTACATTGGAAGTCAATTAGGCGCAGGTAGAAGAGGCTTTACTTTGGCATCAATAATAACAACAGCCAATAGAATAAAAAATGCAAAAAAATTATCTAAAGAAGGATTACGTCAAGAAGGCTTTAATATTTTAACAGGTGCTATTGGACGTATAGGTGGCACAGCAGATAGTTCGTACGGAGTACCAAATACATTTATAGGTAGAAGTGCAACTAATATTGGAAAAGGTTTAAAGAAAGCAGTAACATTCGCAAAAAAGAGAGTATAATAGATGACAAGTTTACCAAAACAAACTAATGATAGTTCAGCACCAGTAAAAGATTTCTTTGACAATTACTTTAATGAGCCTTTAAGTTTTCCATCAAATGATGTTGATGCGGTGGTAGGATTTTTTGAATCTAGAGGTTTTGAAAAAACTTCAAGTATTAACACAGCGGCAGTAGTTTTAAAACAAGCAAAAATAGACAATGTAAAAGTTTTTGAATTACTTGATAGTCTAAAAGGTTTAGACAAAGTACAATTAAGTTACATAGTCACCGAAGTTTTAAACAACAGTAGATCATTAACATCGTCTCTTGGCTATAAAGTAGAATCACCTACAAACTTATCTGAAAAAAGAAACATAATGGTATAAGCCATGGGGAAGTTTGCATCAGGTAGATTCAGTATGAAAAATCCTGACAAATATGTTGGCGGTAGAACACCTTTGTACAGAAGCAGTTGGGAGTTTGCATTCATGAAATTTTGTGATGAAAGTCCTAGCATAAGCAAATGGGCAAGTGAATCAATAAAAATTCCATACAGACATCCTTTTACAGGACAATATACAATTTATGTTCCAGATTTTTTTATTGCTTATGTAGACAAAAATGGAAAGCCACACGCAGAAGTGATAGAAATAAAACCAGAGAATCAAACTTTAGTTGAGAAAGCAAAAGGCAGAATGAATCAAGGTCAACTGATTGTTAACAAAGCAAAATGGCAAAGTGCTCAAGCATATTGTAAGAATAAAGGATTACGTTTTAGAATAGTAAACGAAAAAGATTTATTTCATCAAGGCAAAAGAAGATAATGAGTGCCAGAAAAATCCGTGAATGGGCGTGGCCCTATATTAAAAATTTCAGAACATACATAGATGTCGGAGCACTTGACGGAGATACAGCAAAACCTTTTGTTAATAACTTTGAAAAAATTATTGCTTTTGAACCCAATCCAGAAGTTTTTAAACTCATTCCAGAATCTATAGAAAAATACAATGTTGGTCTAGGTGATCAAACAGAGACACGCAATCTCGTACTGCCTAACAACGGAAAGAATCTTGCCGCTCATGGTAGTGTTACAAGATACTCAAGCGGAATTAAGACTTTTCCAGTCACTATAAAAATCTTAGACAGTTACAATTTTACAAATGTTGATTTTGTAAAGATAGATGTAGAACATTTTGAATTGCAAGTGTGCAAAGGAGCAGAAAATACATTGAAAAAGTATATGCCTACAATTATGTTTGAAAACAAACGCAATGAAGCCAGCGATTGTAAGGACTTTCTAGAGAGTATAGGCTATCAAACCAAAATGTTTAAGTCAGATACAGTGGCGTATAGATAAATACGTATATAATGAAAAGACTAGATATAAGCGAACAAACGGCAATTAGTATGCCAATGAAGAACTTAATAGCCATTGTATCAGCGGTGGCTGTGGGCGTATGGGCATACTTTGGTGTAATAGAAAGATTAAACAAACTAGAAACTCAAGCAGTTTTATTAGAAAAAGACATGACAGCAGAAGATACAAGACTGCACAGCGAAGTCACAAAAAATACAGACTTTAGGATTAAATGGCCTCGAGGCGAATTAGGTCAATCACAAAGTGATTTAGAACAATACATGATGATTGAAGAGTTGTATAAAAATATAGATAAGATGCAACAGCATTTAGAAAGTATGGCTGACAATAAGATCAATATAGAATTTTTACGTGAGCAAATGGAAAAAGCACAACAAAATATTGATAAACTTAAAGATGCTGATAGAGAAATTGTTTACAAAAACGGAAACGGAGACTAGTGTTTAAAATGTTTGCAATCATGTGTGTAGTCACAGTATTAGATTGCAGAACGATGTATGAAGATCCACCTAGAACATTCAATACAAAAGAAGAATGTTTAGCGGCGGCAGTTGAAAAAGAAAAGAGTACAAGAGAAATGCTTACTGATGAGGATGGATTTTTAACAGTTGAGCACTTAGAAGTTGGATGTGAAAAGGAGCAAATGATATGATTGAAACAGTAGTAGCCTTATTAATGTTCGTTAATAACGAAATCAAAGAACACAGAATACAAGAAAATATGGCACAATGTCTACGAGGTAAAAGAACTGCTGAACGTCAATTCAGTGCAGGTACAAAGTATCAGTGCATTAGGACTAAGGCGGAACTTGAGGATAACATAGACGGTTCAAGATCAATTAAAAAGATCATTATAGAATAATGGAAAAGTTAATATTTTGGATTATTGTTATTGCGATAGCAACCTATCTTGGCATATACGTTTGGTAACAACCAATAAATATTTCCATCACAGTTATGACAAAAAAATTAGAAGAACTATTAAATTTGCCTGAATCACAGGAGATAGTGCAAGAAGAACAAGCAAAGTCAGAAGCACAAGACAAACAACAAGAACAAAAAGCCAAATCAATACAAGCACAAAAAGACACAATGCGTGATATTGCAGAGTTTGACAAGATTGCGGCGGCATTGCCTAAGGTAGATGGCTTGGGTGAAATGGGCGATACAGAACTAGACGATATTTCAAATAGAGCCAGCACTGCATATGAAGATTTAATGGATTTAGGTATGAATGTAGAAAGCAGATACTCTGCACGTATATTTGAGGTTGCAGGGCAGATGCTTAAGACTAATTTAGAGGCTAAAACTGCAAAATTGGACAAGAAACTAAAAATGGTTGAATTACAACTAAAAAAGCAGAAACAAGACCAAAAATCGGGCGATGCGGACAGTAATGTTATATCTGGCGAAGGATATGTGGTTTCAGACCGCAATAGTTTAATCGAGAAACTTAAAAACCTGGATAAATATAACAAAGACGGGAACAATGACAAAGATGACAAGTAGATTACAAGAAATATTAACTGAAAGCAAAAAAACATACCCATTTAAAATAGGTATTGTTGGCGCTCCTAAAGACATAGACGTTGCACAACTAGAAACTGCACTGCAAAAATTTGTAGTTGAAAAGATGAGTGCTGGCAAAAAGACACCTATAATGAAAAGACCATTGGATTTTCCTGCTTTAGAAAACCAAGAAGTTACATATTTTGATGTTGAATTAGGTTACCCAACAACAGCACACGTATTACAACAATACATTAAAAATTGTTGCGGTATTCAAGAGAGTCATTTGATTGTAAGAAACCCAAATGAGCCACAAGAAGAATATCAAGAAGAAAAATCAGATGCTCCATATGAAGCAAAATTAAATTCAGCATATGAAGACAGCAAAGATGAACAAAAAAGTGGTGGTAATAACAGAGTGATGGATTTACTTAAAGAACTTGAAAAAGATAGAAAAGAAAGATCGGCTCCAGACGCAATAGGAGAAATTAAAGCACCAAAAGACGGTGGCGCAACATCTAAAGTAGATGATGGTAATAAAACTTCACCTATCTCTGGCAAGGCGAAAGGTAAATAATTATATGGACATTAGAGATTTTTTAAGAAAAGTAGATAGTATTCAAAACAAAGAGCAGATGAAAGAAGACGTGAAAAGAATACACGTTAAAGAAGCATCGCAAGTTATGTTATATGGTGACACACCAGAAGATATGAATGCTATTGCACAAATTTTTAAAAATGCAGGAGTAACTCCTCCAGCACCAGTTGAAGGTCCTAAGCCAGAACCAGAAGCAGAAGAAATTTCAGCAACTGAAGAAGTTCCAGGCAAAGCAACAACAACTCCTAATCCAACATACAAAGATACAAAGTACATGACAAAAGATTTGTCAGGCGGTGCAAACGGTCCTAAAAAAATGTACAAAAAAGAATACCCTGGTGACAATCCAATGGCAATAGAGCAAGAAGATAAAACACCTTCAATCAAAGAAGAACTACAAAAAGCCTACCAGGACTTCAAAAAAAAAGACTAGAACGTAAACTTACCAAACCAGAAAAGAAAAAAGCAGACTTTTACAAAAAAAAGTTTGACAAAAAAGGTCTGAAAAAAGACTTTAAGAAACGTTACGGCAAAGAAGGCGATGCTGTAATGTATGCTACCATTAATAAAATGGCAAAGAAGAACGCTTAATCACAAATAATTTACACCACCCTTTTACCCTATAAGTACATTATATGACTGAAGTAAATGCAGAAATAATCAAGCCGTTTGGGCCATCAATATTCAAAGTTAAAATACCAAAACAAATTGTTGATGATCTTAATCAATATGTAGACAATACTATTTTAGATGAAACAAAAACAAATCAATTAAATTATGGTAATCAACTTATAGGTGATGTAACACAAGAATTTAAGTTAGAAGTAGACTTCATGAAACAAATAGGTTGGCTTGGATTTCTTGGAAACTGTACATCAAATTGGATACAAAATGCTACTGGAAATAAAATAAAAAATTTTTCTATCATGGACTCTTGGATTGTTAGACAATTTAAAAATGAATATAATCCAATACATTATCACACAGGACATATATCAGGAGCAGGTTTTTTAAAATTACCAACATCGTTTGGTACACACGTGCAAGGAAAAGAAAAGGAAAACAAAGATTATTTTGGAGGTACATTAAATCTAGTTCATGGTCAAAAGTCATTTTTATCTGAATCAGTATTTTCAATTAAACCTGAAGTAGGAGATTTTTATTTTTTTCCACACTATTTGATGCATACTGTATATCCATTTAAGGATACCTCTGAAGAAAGAAGATCAATTTCTTTTAATGCTGTTATAGATAAAGAAATTTTTGAAATGCTTTAAAAAGCAAGATAAGTACAATATATGAGTAATAAAAGTTTAGACGGTGTATTAACAAAAAAAGCACACCAACGTGAAAGATTTACAGAGGAGCAGATAGCGGATCTTGCCTCTTGTTCACATCCTAAAACAGGATTTGAATATTTTGCTAGTAAATTCTTTTATATACAACACCCTGTTGAAGGTAAAATGCTATTCAAAGCATTTGAATATCAAAAAAATTTATTACACAGTTATCATAATCACAGATTTAATGTTAATATGTTACCGAGACAAAGTGGTAAGACAACAACTGCCGCTTGTTATCTTTTATGGTTTGCAATGTTTCATCCAGATCAAACAATACTGATTGCGGCACACAAATACACAGGTGCTCAGGAAATCATGCAACGTATTAGATATGGTTATGAACTTTGTCCTGACTTTGTACGAGCAGGTGTTGTAAACTACAACAAAGGATCAATGGAATTTGAAAACGGCTCACGTATTGTCAGTGCAACAACAACTGGAAACACAGGTAGAGGTATGTCAATATCTTTGCTATACTGTGACGAGTTTGCGTTTGTTAATCCAGGAATAGCACAAGAATTTTGGACTTCAATTTCACCTACACTTGCAACAGGTGGTAGAGCGATTATTACATCAACACCTAACTCTGATGAAGATGTATTTGCAACAATATGGCGAGAAAGTCAAAACAAATTTGATGAACATGGTAATGAACAAGAATTAGGAATAAATGGATTTCACGGATTTACAGCAAGTTGGGACGAACATCCAGATAGAGATGAGAAATGGAAACAGGAAGAACTTGGTCGTATAGGTGAAGAAAGATTTAGACGTGAGTATGGTTGTGAGTTTTTGGTATTTGACGAAACATTAGTAAACAGTATGGTACTTTCAACTTTAGAAGGTATCGAACCGCAACTTAACATGGGACAAACTAGATGGTATAAAAAAATGGATCCACAAAAAACGTATGTGGTTGCCTTAGACCCTGCTATGGGTACTGGTGGTGACAATGCCGCAATTGAAGTTTTAGAATTGCCTACATTTGAACAAGTTGCTGAATGGAAACATAACACAACACCTGTGCCACAGCAAGTAAGAATACTGAAAGATATTTGTAATCACATAAAAGATGAAACAAAAAGTTCAGGTTCAAACATTTATTGGAGTGTTGAAAACAACACTATCGGCGAGTCAGCACTACTAGTGATAAATGACTTTGGTGAAGACCAAATACCGGGTATGTTTGTGAGTGAACCAATCAGAAAAGGTCACATTAGGAAGTTTAGAAAAGGTTTTAACACCACCCACAAAACAAAAATAAGTGCCTGTTCAAGACTTAAAAATATGATTGAAAAAGGCAAGTTGAAAATATACAGCAAACCACTCATAAGTGAATTGAAAGCATTTGTGGCATCAGGGTCATCATACAAAGCCAAATCAGGAGAACATGATGATCTAGTGAGTGCTATGCTATTGGCAATGCGTATTATTGCTGTATTAAAGGATTGGGATCCTAAAGTATACACATCATTCAGTCAAGCAGACGAAGACACCGCTGACAAGGTGATGCCAATGCCTATATTTGTGAGCCACTAACAGATAAATACCTTATATGAACCTTAGTATAATAGCAAAAGACCTTTTTAACAAGATCAGAGGACAATTTCCTTCGGTACAGTTAGGTGATTCTCAGGGTACAATTACTAAAAAACCTGAAGAAGCAAGGTTTTTTGACTTTGATTTCAATAGTGGTGGAAACACGCTTGGAAAGGTAAGTATTAGTATAAGTGAAGAAGAAGGTCTTGTAGTATTGCATAACAAAGACTTCACAGAAGGCACAGACGAGGCAGTAAAAAATGATTGGTACAGTTTTTTAAAAGAAATGGGCCAATTTGCAAAAGCAAGAGTGCTTGGGTTTGATACTAGAGATATCACAAAAAGCAATCTTGAAAAAAGAGATTACGAATTTTTAGGAAAAGAGAAAGAGGTAGAACCAGTGAGTGAATCAAATTTATACGGAACAACAAAGACAAGTTTCCAATCTGTAGGTGAAGCACGTTTAGTTATAAAACATTCAGCACCAGTAGACCAAACAGTTGCAGGTGGCAGATCTCACAAAATAGAATCTATCTTTATTGAATCAAGTGCAGGCGAAAGATTCAAATATCCAATTAAACATTTAAATGGTGCAAGAGCAATGGCACGTCACGTATCAGAAGGTGGCAATCCATTTGATTCATTTGGTAAACACATAATTGGTTTATCAGAAGAATTAAGCAAATTAAGATCATTCAAAACTTACATTAATAGATCCAATGTAATGGCAGAAGGTCTAAAAGAATACCAATCAATTGTGGATGAAAGAATTGACACGATCAAAAACGAATGTCAAAAATTACAAAGAGCAACTGCATACAAAGAAACTTTTGAAAATTTCAAAGAGTCAACATTAGAAGAAGTTCCAGAAGATATCAAAAAGAATTGGATAGACGAATTAACAATTAAAACATTCAAAGAAGAATTACAAGATGTATTTCCATACATATACAAATTAGTTACAGAAAAAACTGCTGTGCAATCACTGGACCCAGAATCTTTTGAAGCACATGGTTATCAAGGCGGAACTGAACCTAGAAAATATGAATACGATCTAGTAGGTGACTTTGAACCTGAAAAAGCAGTCACAGATAAAGATGCTATGGATGTTAAAGAATTATTGAACAAGGCAGGCATTGAAGCAGATGTACAACCTAACGAAATGCGTTATCAAGGAATCGTAGTTCATACAGATGCTCCAAGAGATGCAGTAGAAAAAGTTTTGGGTGGCATGATAGAAACTTTGCACACATCAAATTCTTTCAATGAATTTGAAGATGCAATGGAATCTATTGTTGCAGAAGACAATGAATTATTTTCAAATGATCCGGAAGAAAAAGATCAAGCAATTAAAAAATTAAATGCATTAATGGCTAAACATTTTCCTGTAGGTGTAAACGGCACAAATGGTATTGAAAGTCTAGCAGGAATAATTGATGATGAAGAATTCAATAATGTTATGAGAAATGCAAGTAAAGAAAATAGCGATGCTTGTATACGTCCAATGATTATGGATTATGTGATGAAAAGAGATCCACAAGTGGCAACAAGATTAGATACAGGTGATATGGATAATGAGCCTAAAGAAGATGAAGCAATAACATTTGAAGACATCAAACCTTATGTGTCAATGTACAAAGGTGACGATGGTAAAACAGTGTTTGATGTGCTTAACAAAGACGGTGATTCAGTTAAAAAATTTGGTGATGCAAAAGCGGCAATGGAATACTTACACAAAAATTTTGATGAATTAAGATACGGTTCAAAAGAAAAAGAAGCAATGGTAGATCCAGAAGGCAATGCACAGTATGGCGATGAGTCAAAAGAGATAGCACTTGACCAATGGAACAATATGTCTAAAGAAGAAAAAGAAGAATATGGAAGTTTTGGAGCATATTTAAAATCCGATGATTTCCAAACACATCTTGATCATTTAAGAAGTAAATTTGAAAAAGACGGAGAAACAAAACCAGAAACTCCAAATGCATCTGAAGAAGATGTACAAGAATTTGTAAAAAGTTTCTACGACTACACAAATAACCAATTTCCAAAAGGTGAAACAGCAGTTATCACAGCAGTAGAAAAGAAATTTGGTGACGCTCAAATTAAGACAGCACAAGAAGCCATTGCTAGATTGATGTCTGACAAAGATCCTAAAATGAGCAGAATTAAAAAATTGGCAGGCGTCCAGTAATAAACTTTACCATTTCCGATTGACTAAATAGTAATATTAGTATATATTTGACAATATGTTTGTCTTGTGCTATACTAATATAAACAGGCACATAATAATAACAGGCAATATAGGAGGCTAAACATTATGGCAACATTAGCAGAGATAAGAGCAAAACTGAAAGAACAAGAAACAAAGTCAGGTGGCTCTTCAAGAACCGGCGGAGACAACGCCATTTACCCATTTTGGAATCTAAAAGAAGGAGAACAGGCAACTGTTCGTTTCTTGCCAGATGGCGATAAAGAAAACACTTTTTTCTGGAAAGAGAGATTGATGATCAAACTTCCTTTCGCAGGAGTAAAAGGTGATACTGATTCAAGACCAACAACAGTACAAGTACCATGTATGGAAATGTATGGTGAAACTTGTCCAATACTTTCTGAAGTAAGAGGTTGGTTCAAGGATCCTAAATTAGAGGACATGGGAAGAAAATATTGGAAGAAAAGAAGTTATATCTTCCAAGGTTTTGTGAAAGATGATCCACTAAACGAAGAAAACACTCCAGAGAATCCAATTAGAAGATTCATAATTGGTCCACAAATATTCCAAATAATTAAAGGAGCATTGATGGATCCAGATATGGAAGATCTTCCAACAGACTCAACAAACGGTGTTGACTTCAGAATAATCAAAACATCAAAAGGTGGTTATGCTGATTATTCAACATCAACATGGTCAAGAAAATCAAGACCTTTAACTGAAGAAGAAAATAAAGCGATTGAATCCAATGGTCTATTCGACCTAAATGGTTTCCTTCCTAAAAAACCTTCTGAAGTAGACGTTAAGGTAATGAAAGAGATGTTTGAGGCATCAGTTGACGGTGAAGCATATGATCAAGAAAAGTTTGGTCAATACTTTAGACCGGCAGGTGCTAGTTCAAGAACAGGAGATCCAGTTACTCCAAAAGCAGAAACACCTGCTCCGGCAGTAAAAGCGGAACCAGTTGCTGAAACTAAAACTCAAGAAGCACCAAAGCCTGCTACAGATGATAATAAATCAGGTAGTAAAGCAGAGGACATCTTGGCAATGATAAGAGCAAGACAACAAAAATAAAGAAGTATATTGTGGGGAGGTAACTCCCCACATAACTTAAAGGGAAAAATTATGGTAAAGGCATTTGATGTAAGTAAATTTAGAAAAAGTTTAACAAAATCCATTACAGGTATGAGTTCTGGATTTCATGATCCAACAGATTGGATTTCAACAGGAAATTATGCACTCAACTATCTAGTGAGTGGAGATTTTAACAAAGGTATACCACTAGGCAAGGTAACTGTGTTTGCAGGTGAGTCTGGTTCTGGTAAATCTTATATCTGTGCAGGTAACATTGTAAAAGCGGCACAGGATCAAGGTATATTTGTTGTGCTAATAGATTCTGAAAACGCATTAGATGAGGGTTGGTTACACGCATTAGGCGTAGACACAGATGAAAAAAAATTATTAAAACTTAATATGTCAATGATTGATGACGTTGCAAAAACTGTTTCAACATTTATGACAGATTATAGAGCAATGAGCGAAGAAGATAGACCAAAAGTATTATTTGTAATTGACTCGTTAGGTATGTTGTTGACTCCAACAGACGTTGATCAGTTTGGAAAAGGTGATATGAAAGGTGACATGGGTAGAAAACCTAAGGCTCTTACAGCACTTGTTAGAAACTGTGTGAATATGTTTGGCAGTCACAATGTAGGACTTGTTGCAACAAACCATACATATGCATCACAAGATATGTTTGATCCAGATGATAAGATATCAGGCGGGCAAGGATTTATCTATGCAAGTTCAATT